AGTAGATTTTGAAAAGAATATTTCAAGTGTAAATCTGCAAAAAAAGATTGATGAAAAAAATGCAGAATTAGAAGCACAGTTAAAGGGCGATTCAAATGATAGTACTCCCCAAAAACCTCAATCAGATAATGAAATATTAGTTTCAATATTAAAAGGTTTAGAATCTGGTGATTTAAAAGAAGAAGATTTAAGCGATTATGATAAAGAACTTCTTGAAAAAGAGAAATTAAGAGTTGCTGAACTTGAAAAGCAAAAAGAACCAGTAAAAAAAGTAGAGATTGAAGATGATAACGCATTAATCAAAAGAGAAACAGTTTGTAAAAGCTATAGAACTAAAATCAAAGGTTTTGAAGAAGCTGCAAGAAGAAGTGGAGTAACAGTTGATGAAATTAAAGAATCTATTGATAGTGGTAAGCCAATTGGTGGATATTTATTCGCTTTCATAGGTTAAGGATTTATTTTGTCTTTAAAACTAACTCCAAAGCAAAAACTATTTTGTAAATATTATCTTATTAGTTTAAATGCAACAGATGCAGCAATAAAGGCAGGATATTCAAAAAAGACAGCAAATAGAATTGGTACTGAAAACTTGTCAAAACCAGTAATTAGAGAATACCTTGAATCTCAAATGAAAAAAAGAGAAGAAAAGCTTGATATTACAGCGGATAAAGTTATTAATGAAATTGCCAAACTTGCTTTTGCTAATACTACTGATATTTTAGAAATCACAGATCGTGGTGTAGTTATTAAAGATTTAACAAAATTAGATACAAGCTGCATATCTAGTGCAGAAGAAGTATTTGATAAAGAGGGAATGAGATTAGGTGTTAAAATAAAACTACACGATAAAACTAAGAACTTAGAATTATTAGGTAGGCATTTAGGATTATTCAAAGACAAAATAGAACATTCATTTGATGAAAAAATAGAGAATTGGTTGAGAGGTGGTAAATGATACCAGAAACTAATCCTTTTATTTGGGAATCAAAATATCTTAATCCAATCTCTTTAGAAGAGTTTTTAAAACTAGAAGAAAAAGAGAAAATCAAATTAATATCTTCAACTTTCTCAAACTATTTAAAATTTGGTGTTAATGCTGCACCAAAAGATGAACAACTTGCAAAGTTTATATTTGAAGTAGATGAAGCACTTGAAACTAATGATAAACCTTATATTTCTGTTAGGTCAGGGCATGGAACTGGAAAAACATTTGTTCTTGCAAATCTATCTAATTATATTGGATTAACAGAAGATGATGCAAAGATTGTATTAACTGCACCTGTTGCTGCACAATTAAAAAATCAATTAGTCCCAGAGTTAAAGAAGTGGAGTCAAAACCTTTATCCATCTATTGCAGGATTAGTTGATGTAATGAGTATGGATGTAGTATATGGAAAAGTTAATCAAAACAGAGCAGTTGCAAGAACAGCAAGAAAAGAGAATACAGAAGCACTTGCAGGAGTTCATGGGAAATTCGTTTTATATATCGTAGATGAAGCATCTGGGATTGACCAAAGAATATTTGATGTTATTGATGGAGCTTTAACAGGGGATAGATTCTTATTTGTTATGTGTTCAAATCCAACTAAAACTTTTGGAACTTTCTTTGACTCTCATAATAAAAATAAAAAGATTCACAGATGTATCCATCTAGATTGCAGAAAGTCTGCAAATGTTAAACCTAAATGGCTTGAAACAATGGCCGAAAAATATGGAATTGAAAGTGATACATACAGAGTAAGGGTCAAAGGAGAGTTTCCTAAATCTTCTACTAATTCACTATTTGACATTGAAATGATGGAAAATATGTTTAATGCTAAAAGAGATATTGATGATAGTAGTATCGAAGTATGGGGACAAGATGTTGCAAGGTATGGGGATGATAAATCACAACTATACAGAAGAAAAGGTTATAAAGGTCGTGGATTCATTGGTTGGGAAAAGAAAGATACAATGGAAACAGCATCTAAATTTACCTATGAATATAATGCAGCTTATATTAAACCTGATTATGCTTTCTTTGATACTGTTGGAGTTGGTGCTGGTGTATTTGATAGAGTTTGTCAATTAGGCTTAGACCAAGTTGCACTTGAAGCAAATGCATCTAAAAAAGCAACTAATCCTATTTATTTTAATAAAAGAACTGAAATGTATCACAACCTAGCTGATGCAGTTAAAAAAGGTTTTTATACTCCGTATGATGAAGAATTAGAAGAAGAATTACTTGCACATACTTACTCATTAACTCCTGATGGAAAAATAAAACTATGTTCTAAAGATGAAATCAAAGAAGCTATTGGAAGAAGTCCAGATAAAAGTGATGCAGTGGCATTAACATTCTTTGAGTTATTACCTGCTCAATCTTATAAAAAAGATGATTTCGCACAAACATACCAACAATCTAATATTCCAAGTGGTGCATGGTAATGTCAGCACCTTTAAATATTTATGAATTGCTAGTTGATAAGCTAGGAGAAGATGGAGCATTTAAGCTATGTGAAGAGTTTGGAGGAATGAGTTTAAACATTCCAACAAAGGCACATAAGACTTATAGAGTGAGAGTTCTAGTTGATAGACATATTAAGATAATTGATAATGATGATAAAAGACGGGCATTTGTAAAAATCTTCTCTAAAGAATTAGATTTATCTGCAAGTGTAATTTATAAAATTATAAAGGAGAAAAAATAAGTGATAGATGAACAGGGCAAAAATAGATTAATTGAAATGATTAATCGAAGTCAAGGGGGCCTAGATGATTTAATGCCTACATTTTTAAAACTATTCAATGCCTATCAAGCATTACTAGATGAAAATGTAGTTAAATATTTAGATAGCAAAGGCAAAAGTAGAATTCCATATCACATGATTATGACTAAGTTGCAAAGAATTCATGCAGATTTTGTTGAAGCATATTTTACAAATAAGCAGTTTGCAAAGATTAATGAGAGAAAAAGCTTAAAGGGTAGTTATTTTGATGCAAGAACACAAAAGTTTATTCCTTTTTCAAGAGGTGTTTATGATGGTATGACAGCTAAAGCAATTGAAGCTTTACAAAGTGCAATAGATTATTACACCGCTGAGAGTGATGAAAACTGTTTATATGATCCATTAACAAAAGTATTCAAACAATTACAAATCTATGGAACTGGAATATTAAAAGTTTATTGGGATGATGATATAGAGATTGAAAAAATTGATATTAAAGATATTAAGTTTGATACAGAAGCTACAAGTTGGGATGATTGTAAGTATTTTGTACATGATATTTATATTACTAAAAAAGATATTTTAGAATATAGAGATAAGGGAATATTTTTACCTGATGCTGAGTATGACAAAATAAATACAGATGCAAGAGTAAATACTTTTAACCAGAACCCAGAAGAATTTAAAAGATATAAGCTTCAAGAAGTTTATGAAGAGATTGAGGGCGATAAATGGGTTGTTTCTACTATATGGAACAAAGATGTAGTACTAAGAGATAAAGTTGAGTTGCCTGATGGAAATCCATTTATAGTTGGAACTATTAGAGACCAAGAAGTAAAGCCAGATGGTACAGATACAACAGTTAGAGTTTATGGTGATGCAATTGCTGCACCACTTATTCCAATTCAACAAGAAATGATGGTTATACGAAATCAGCAGCTAGATATTATTGATAGACAATTAAATCCACGATATATTATAAATGATGCAAAGATTAATCCTTTTGATTTTAGCAATCAAAAAATGACAGCAATCAGAGGTGATGGGAATCAAGTAAAAGAGTTACAAACTCCAAATATGAGAGATAGTAATTTTAATGTAGAAAGACTAGGAGTTGAAGCACAGGAAGTAATTGGAGTTACTGATTATGGAGCTACTGGTGCTAAACAAATGAATAAAACAGCTACTGGAATGAGTATCTTAACAAGTGAGTCAAGTAAGATTTTGCAGCATCTTTTAAGAGGTGCAAATGAAACTATGATTAAACCTTTATTTAAAAAAATAGCTCATTTAGTATGGACCTATGGAAGTGCTGAGTTCTTTTGGGGAATAGATAGAACTCAAAAGTTAGATTATCAAGTAGGTGTTGATGTTGGACTAGGTGCAACAAATAAAGAAACTGCACTTAATGGTAAAACAATGGCTTATTCTAAAATGATGGAAATGGCACAACTAAAAATGCAAATAACTGGCGATATAAAAAGCATTGAAAAAGCAGAGAAATTTTTATATCAAGAAATTTTCCCATTATTGGGAGTAGAAAACTTTGAGGAGTATGAGAGTGAGCAACTTAACGAAGCAGCAGAAATTGGAAATGCTGGAACAAACGGAGACATGGAAGTTAATAGTATCGGAGTTGGAGCAGAACAAGGTGAGCCTACTCAATCAGGTGGATACGAACAACCCAACACACAACCATTTCCTAATGGCACAAATTAAAACAATTGATATGTTTAAGGATTATCCAAGAATGTTAATTAATCAGTTTAATCAGGCTGATTATTTAGCTAATGAGTTAGAAAAAGAACAAATATTATTACAAAAAATTCAAGAATAAAAAGGAAAAAAAGATGAAATATTTTAGAGAATTAAGAGAAGAAATGAATGATGGAACTGTATCAAGTGGAATGGGTGGAGTAAGTGATGTATCAGTATCAACACAAACAAATGAGCCAGTAGTATCTACATCAACAGAGTCAAGCAATGTAATTACGAGTGAAGAGGATGCTTTAAGATTTTTAAGTGGTGCAGCAGAGCCACAATTAAATCAAGAAGTAAATGTACATGAAAATCCATCAGATACTGCAGTAGGTAATCAAGAAGCTGCAACTATAGAACCTTTTGATATTGGTGAGATAGATATGTCAATGTTCGGAAGCTTTGAGCCACAATCAACTGTATCTACTATTCCAGTCGTTCCTACACAGCAACAAGTTACACCAGAACAGCAACAAGCCCAAATGATTCAAGATATTTATAATAAATTAAATAATCCTAATATAAGTAATGATGGAATAGATCAAGAAGAACTAAGTGCATTAAGTGCATTAACTGAAAAGCTACAAAAAGCAGGATTATTACCAAAAGGCATGAGTGAAGAAGATAAACAAATTCTTCAAGATGCTAAAACAATGAGGGATGAAATTAAACAACAAAGAGAACAACAAGCACAACAAATTGAGTTTGGTAATAAAGTTGGTGCTATTGATTCTTATTCTAAACAATTGGAAAGTTTAATACCAGGATATAACACAGAGTTTATGATTAATATAGTTTCTCAAATCTCACAAAAAAATCCACAAGCAGGGCAACAAATATTAAATAATCCTGCAATGCTTACGCAACTATGGGCTACTTATGGGGCAAAAGCACAACCAAAACAACAACAAACAAATGTAATTTCAAATGGCAGCTCACAAGTTGGAAGAACTGATTTATTTGAAAAGGTTAAAGGTGGCAATGCTTCAATTGATGATGAAGCAAGATATTTAGCAAGTTTATAGTTTTACATAAACCACCCTTATTTTTCCAAAGTATTTAATGTATCTTTGGAAAAATAAAAAATAAAGGAGAATGACATGGGAGACTGGGCAAGTGCTTTTAGTAATTTTGGAAGTAAATTGTTTGATGGCAATAACATAGGAAATATTGGTAGTTTAATGGGTGGAGCAGGAAGTTTATATGGTGCTTATAATGCTAATAAACTGGGTAATGCACAAATAGATTTAGCAAAAGAGCAAAATCAATTATACATGGATAAATATAATCAAGATAAAAAAGACAAAGAGTCACAAAACAACTCTTTTGCTAGTGTTTGGGGGTAATTTATGAGATTTGATGTACCAAAATTAGCAGATTATAGTGGAGCAATTCAAGCTAACCAATCAATGATGGGTGCTTTCAATAATATAGGTAATCAATCACAAGATTATCTAAAAATGGAAGAACAAAAAAAGAATAATGAGTGGAATAAGGCTTTTGATACGCAAAAATTTGATGAAACAAAAAAACAAAATGAGATAGCAAATATTAATACGGATAGAACATTCAATTATGGTGTAACAAGGGATGGTGTAAAAGATAATCAATGGCAGCAAGGATATGACCTTAATAAAGATAGTGTTGTTTTTGACCAAAATTACAAGAATAAAACTTTTGACCATAATGTGTCACAAGATAATATTAAAAATAGCCAATGGCAACAAGCATTTAATAAACCAGAGTATGCAACATTTAATGGAGTAGATACACAAGGTAATCCAACACTTAATATGGTTGATAAAAATACTGGGAAAGTTGTTAATACTGGGCAACAAGTTTATAACGAGTCTAAAAAACTTGCACCAGAACAGTCGCTTTATTATCAAGATAGAGCTAATGAAATGAAACAAAAAAATCTTGATGCAGTTCAAAAGAGTTTAACAACGCACCCTGCATATAGCACTTTATCAGAAGAAGATAAGGTAAAAGCATACGATTATGTAGCTACAAATGGAAAATTGCCAGAGTTTAAGTATTCAGATGGCGGTTGGTTTGGTGGTGAAAAATACACTATTCCAATGAGTGAAGCAGTAAAACAAGAAAAACAAAAAGAACTTGACAAAAATATGAAAGCATTAGGATTCTAATATGCCAAAAGATATAACAGCACCATCACAACAATGGAATATTCAAGACCAGATTAATCAATCTAAACCAATCAATCAAGAGAGAAACAAATCTCTTGGTGATTATAATAGCCAAACAGAAGCCTATAAAAATATAGATTCTATTCTATCAGATTATGAGAGCCAAGGTTTAGATACTTCTGCATATAGAAAAAAACTAGAAGATAAATCAAAAGGCTTAGAACTTGGTTTTGGAGATAAGCTTGGTGTAGTTGGTAGAAATATTGGGAATGATTATGTAAGTTCTTTTTCAAAGGCATTTGGTGGGAATCTAGAAAATACTTATAGTCAAAAACTTGATGATGCCAAACAAAAAAGAGAAGATGCAATTAATCCAATTGGTACTATTGCAGCAGAAGTTGCACTTGATCCATTAACTTATACTCCTTTAAATTTTGCATCAAAAGGAACAGCAGCAGTAAGAGCAGGAAAAGACTTTGCAAAAGGGGCAGGACTAAGTGCAGGTTTATATACTGCAAAAGAGTATGGTGATGAAAACTTTAAACCAGAAGATGCTGCACTAGCAGGTGGATTTGGTGGAGCTTTAAATGCAGGAATTGGAAGTTTTATCAATCGAGGACAAAGAGGAAATCTAGCAAATACAGATGTAACAAGTGGCGAAAATATTACAAATAAAATATTGTTTGAAGAAGCTCAAAAAAAAGGAATACCAACAGAAAAAGCAGTTGAGAATACTGCACCAATAGCTGATGAAACATTCCAACAAAACACCATTAAAAACAATAATAGTTCAGACAATATTGCACAAAAACTAAATGATACTTACTTTGGTGGTAAAAATATTATTCCTGATGCTGCACCAGTTAGAAGTGATATGCCAGTTATTGACAATCAACAAGCTAGTAAAGTAAATGACTTCTTCAATCCAGTTGATAAAAATAGAATACAAGCACAAGGTGATGGAATCTTACCAACTCCTGCATCACAACAAGACCCATTTATATATCAACCAAAACAAGTTGATACTTTTGGATTTGAAAAAGATGCTCAAAGAAATAATGAATTACAGCAATTGAGAGAAAAAATTACTCCACTGAATGATGTTTTAAAAGCTAATGAAACTAATTCTTTGATGGGTGTTAAAAGAGAAAATCCAAATGATATTTCACTTCCACCAATGGGTACACAAAAACAATTATTGCCTGATGTATTGCCTTTAGGTAATAGAGAAGAAATGAAAAGCATTATTAGATATGCAAAAGACAATAATGCAGTTGATGAATTTATATCTAAGTTGCCACAAAATGCAAGAGTTGATGAAGTTCAAAAGTTTTTTGATAATTTAAAACCTGCACAACCTAATCAAGATGGGATTGTTCAAGTAAGAACAAATATTAAAGAGCCTACAAAAACTTATGATTCTAATGCTTTAAATGAATTTGAGGGATTAACAAAAGCTACTGGAATGAATACATCAGATGTTCTTAGTTTAGAGAAGCCAACAAGCACAGCAGGTGTTAGAAACTCAATCATTAGATACGAACAAGGAACAGCAACTCAAAGAGATTTTGAGATACTTGATGCAGTTAATAACTTTATGAAACACGAGGGAGATAACTTTAGAACAAAAGTAAATCAACCAAGATATAAGCCAAATACAACAATTGATGATGCAGTTTCAAATAACATGGATTATGAAACAGCAAACAGAATGGGTGCAATTCCTTTTTCAAATGGAAGTCAAACATTTGGTGGTGCAGCAGTTGGTGGAACTCATGCAATGGCAACAGAGCAAGATTACAACAATGATGGGCAAACAGATTATAAAGATGGATTAATTGGTGCATTGATTGGTGCAGTTGGTGTTAAAGCTGCAAGAAAGATTATGCCTAGTGCATTTAAAGATAAGAATATTGATGGTAATACAGCAGGTATGTTTGTTGGTAAAAATCCAACAGATACAAAAGACCTTATGATACAACACAATTTATCACAAGACAATCTTAGATATGCAAATAGTAGAGGTGGAATTGCAGCACCATCATTAGCAACAGTTAAAAAAGATATGCCTATTGATGGCTTTGGAGATATTACATTAATTGGAGATAAAGCACTTGCTACACCATCAAAAGATATGAAAGCTTTTGCGTCAGATATTTATAGTCCAAGACACCCAAGAGAAAGACGAGAATATAATCAATCAGATATTAGAAAAATAGACAATAGTTTAATAGATTATATACATAAAACTGGTGGCGGTGATGTATCAACAAGTAATGATGTTGCAGAATTAATGAATAATGTTGCACTAAAAGCAAAGTTTTTAGAAGAACAAAAAGGAATATCTTTAAAAATTCCAAATAGAGTTAATCCACAAGAGCAAACATTAAAACAGTTTTATAAATTAGAATATACCGCATCTGTTTCAAACAAAGGGTTAGATTATCAAACACTTGCAAGAGATCCAAATTTTCAAGCAAAAGTGGCAAAAGAGCTACAAGCAAAATATATTGATAATGAAAAATTATTAAATACAATGCTGCAACCAGATAGATTATTTAATTTGGCAAAAGATAGAGCAATGAACTTAGACCAAATTGGTAGAAGTCAAAATAAACCAGACCTATATAAAGCAAGGGAATTGGTTAATAAGCATATGTCAAAACATCAAGATGAATTTGACAACTATGCGAAGAATATTCAAGAGTCTTATTCTTACAAATCTTCTTTCAACAACAACGGGAAGCAACAGCCATACACAGAGCAAAATGTAATGAAGTATTTAACTTCCAACCTAAGAGGTGGGGAAAACTTTAACTATGGTGCAGGAAGCATCAGAGCAACAGTTACACCAGAGTTTAAAACAATAGAGCAAATTAAAAAAGCCAAAGAAAGACTTGTTACATCAAAAGAATTTGAATCAATAAAATCAACAATAGATAATGAGTTGGGCGATATTATTTCAAAGATTGCTGATGATGGAATTGGTAACAGCTTTACCGCAAGAGAGATTGCATCAGAGTTTATATCAGATTATGCAAAAAGAGGGAAAAGAGCATTGAGCGATTATTCTGTAAAGGTGAAACCAGAAGATTTTGCAGAAATAGATAATTTTCTAAATAAGTTAAAAGAAATGCCAACAGAATATTTTGAGAGCAAATTTCTAGGAAAGATGGAATTAAACAAGTTTAAACTTGCAATTATTCCTAAAAATGCAAGTAAAGAAACAAAAGAAATTCTTGAAAAAAATGGAATAAAATATAAAACATACGATCCAAAAATGCCAGAGTCAAGAATTGAAGTTATAAAAAGAGAAGCTGAAAAAAATAATGTATTGTTTGCTAGTCCAACAATAAGCGGCGGAATGGTCGGTGGAATAACGGGAGCGAACAACGACTTAAATGGTGATGGAAAAACAAATATTACAGATATTCTAATTGGTGTAGGTTTAGGAGCAGTTGGAACAAAAGGTGCTTTAATTGCAAAGAATACAAATATTGCTGCAAAAGCAACAAGCATAATTAAAAATCTTGCAGATACAGAAACAGCAGATAAAATTTTTGGTCATAAAATTTATCAAAAAACTGATTATATGGCACTAAGAGAAGCAATGATTTCAAACAAGAATAAACAGTATGAAAACTTTGCTTTGCTGCATGAACAACTAAAACTTCTTGATGATACGACAAGAACTAAAATGTATGATTATATGAGTGGCAATAAAACTATACAACTTGATCCAAACATTAAACAACTTGCAGACAATTATACTGGTGAAATTAATAAGATGGGAAAAGAACTTGTTGATTTAGGTGTATTAGAAGAAGCACAGTTTGATAAATTCAAAGATAGATATTTACACAGAAGATATGAAAAAGATTTTAGTCAAAAGTTTAACTCACTATTTACAAAAGGTAAAACTATTCAAGGAGTTCATGCAAGAGGTAATGAATGGAATGGAACTAAAACAGAATATGAAAAGCTTTTAAAAAATGGAGAAATTGGAGATTTCTTTGCAGGTAAGATTGAAGCCACAAAGATGCAAAACGGACAATATAAGTTTAGACAAGATTGGACGGAAGAACAAAGAACAAGATGGGGAGAAGTAAAAGATATTGCATTTAGTTTGCCAGAAACTTTAATGCGAACTAGGGAAATGATAGATCATGCAACTATGCTTAAAAAGATAGTTGATAATACAAACTATGTTTCAGATGATCCGATAGATGGATATGTACATTTAGCAGGTAAAAGATATGGAGCATTAAATGGTAAGTATGTTCCTGCTGATGTTGCAAGTGATATAAAAGAATTCAATAATGCTTTGTTTGGTACAGAGGGGAGTTTGTTAAGCTCAAAAGGAATGGAAGCATTTAAGGCATTAAGTACATTTTGGAAGAAATCTCATACAGTTTACAACCCTATTGCTCACTTGAATAATTTATTATCAAATGTAACTATGCAATTTGGAGCAGGTATTAACCCAAATAAAGCAGTAGTTAATGCAACAAAAGGTGCTTTAGCTTCACAAAAAGTAAATCAGTTTAGAGAACTAACAGCAAAACAAATTATTGGATTATCACAAGAAGAAAATGCAACCTTGAGAGCTTTAGCACAAGATGAAGATTTAAAGCTTTGGAATCAAGCACAACAAGCAGGATTATTTGGAAGAAGTAATTTAAACGATATTTTAAACAAATATGTAAATCCTAATGTTACTCCAACTAATAGTGGAAGATTTAAGAACACACTACAAAAAGCTGATGAAATTGCAAGTAATGCTTATCAAGGTGAAGATAATATTATGAGATTTAGTATGCTTAAATCTTTAACAGAAGCAGGTACAAGCTTTGATGATGCGATAAAACAAGTTAATAGCACAATCCCAGACTATACAAAACCTATGAGTCAATGGGCAAGATTTGGAAGAAATAGTATGCTAACACCTTTTATATCTTGGACTTACTATGCAACTCCAATTATTTTGAAGCAAATGAAAGAACGACCAGAAAGAATTGTTGCAATTTATGGTGCATTATATGGAATGAATCAAATGTTTGGAATAGATCCATTCAATGAAAAAGATATACCACAACAAAACTTTTCTATGAAAAGAATACCAATTTATAAAGATGGAAATGAAGTTACAACAATAAAAGTTGATAGATGGATTCCACACAATGATGTTTTAAATCCATTGGACTTTGTAAAAAATCTAACAAGTGGTGGTGCATGGAGTCCAATTAAAGATATTCCAAGAAATCAAGACTCTTATTTTGGTGGAAAAATCACTAACAAAGAGGGTGCATTAAAAGCTTATCATTTAGCTAAATATGGAGTTCAACAAATTACACCAGATGTTATTGATAATGCTTATAACTTGGCAGAGTCACAACTTATGGAAGCTAAAAAAAGAAGCACAAATGCAGTTACAAAACCTAGAACAACAACACAAGAGTTGTTAAAATTCTTAGGAATAAATGCAATGACTTACGATAAATCTAATCAAGCTAAAAAAGCTATGAGAGATAAAGAGGATTAATTTCCTCTTTACACTCCCAATAAAACCCACTCAGTCCAAAAATCCCCCTTATTTATCCA